CTAAACCAACATCAACATCCAACCATTGTGAAGTTGGTAGGTTAAGTAGTTTTCCACCATCACCATAATAAGTTACGATTCCAGATACAGAAGATGCGGTTACAATTCCGCTTGATAAACTTAAACCTGCACCAAGAATACTATTTACAGATAAACTATTAATTGAAACATTAGTAGCAGTTAATGTAGGAGTATAAATTTGATTTGCAGTTACCAATCCAACTACTTTTACAGTCGCTTGTGCTGGACTAATCCCACGAATGTCTAAGGTTTCTGTTGGAATTGTCGTGCCAATACCAACCAAACCAGCTGGACTTATAACTAAATTATCATCATCAACTTGTAGTCCATTGCGAAAGTTAAACTGCTTTCTAATATTTGACATCTTATATGGGATTTTCTAGTTATTTATCCTTATACACATCAATACAATATTGTGTTGATATCGCTAAGAGTTCTTCCAAATATTTGTCCATAGTTTTGAAGAGTAACAGAAACACCAGGAGCTGTTGTAATTGCTGCTCCATTTTCACCACCTGCTGCACCATTAGGACTTGCTCCGGGAGATCCTGGTCTTCCATTACCACCAGGGCTAGCATTGGTTCCACCTCCACCACCAGATCCTCCACTACTTAATGATCCAACACCACCAGATCCTCCAGTAGTTCCACTTGGACCGTATGCACCTCCGCCAGCAGCACCACCAGTTCCCGCAGGATATCCTCTACCTCCACCTCCTCCACCACCGGTAGAGTAGTTTGCATATGTTGTACAACTAGTTACTGTTCTTCGATTTCTACCAGTACCAACTGTTCTTGATGTACAAACTTGTGTAGTGAAAGAAGCACCATTTCCACCACCACCTCCTCCATATCCTTGAACAATCAGACCATAATTTCGAAGTGTGCAAGATGTTTGTGCTGAAAATGCACATCCTGCTGGTTCTCCTGATATTGCTGGACCAAAAGATCCACCACCTCTTCCCCCAATTCCACCATATCCATATATTTGACCACTTGGACCAACATTAACTATTAATTCTGTACCAGAATCCCATATTCCTGTTCTAAACGCTGCTGTTGTAGTTCCTGTTCTTTGTGTGCTATTGTAAATTGTTGTATTAACATCTGCCCATACTTTTGTTCCAGAAGTTGAAGATGGTTTTCCTTTAAATCCACCAATAACTCGAGTTGAATTTGCTAGATTATTATATCTAGATTTTAATCCACATTTATCTATTGCCGATGATGATAATGATGGAGTGCTAGTTGCCGTATCAATTGTTAATGCAAAATAGGATAAATTTCCCCCTGATATTGGACCATTTGGACCCTGACGGTATGTGACACGTATATCATAAGTTCCTGCTGATATGAAAGTTGTATTGTCGTAAGCATTGAATATACCAGGAGAACCTATTGGATTAAATCCTGCATTAAAAGTAAATACACTACCAATAGTAATGGTTGCATTATCATCTACTACACATTTAATTCTATAATAAGTATTTGATGGGAATGTTACTCTTGCATAAGTCCAGGTAAATTCACCAGCAGGTGTTGGATTATTAATTACAGCATAATTATTCGAAGTATCATAAACATTATAATAAGTAACTGCATATCTGGACACAAAATTTGCATCTGATACTTCTGCGTTTGCTGGATAACGATAAGGATCTGGTTTATATGGATACAATTGTCGATCAGCAACTCTGGTATTGTTTCCACTTACAGCAGATGCAGTTCCAATTGTTATTTTTGTTTTGGCATCACTACCACCTCTATCTCTTAAAGCCAAACCTTTCGCAAGATTTGGTAATGCACTATCTCCTGGTGGGGGAGATATTACCAAACTATTCTCAGTTACCATATCAAGAAATCTTAAATTTTCTATCAGTCCTGAAAAAGTAACTACTAGTGGAGAATCACTTATTTGAACATTAATAGTTGTATCTAGACCATTCGAAAAATTTACAGTGATGTTACTTGCATTATGTTGTTGAAATGTTATACTTCCAAAAGAAGATCCTTGAGATGATGGATCATCATTTATTCTAATTCTAATAGGAACAGTAGCAACACCAGATCCAAATGACTCCAAATATACTGTTGGAGTTGTTGATGAATTATCAACTCTAAACCATACATCTCTTAAACCAGTTTCAAGTGCTTGCATCGTGTCGAAATGAAACTGAGATGGTATTGAACCAGAACTACTAAAACAATCGACAACCATATTAAGTTTTTTATTATAAAAATCACTAAAATTAATTCTACCAGATTGTGGAATTCCATCATCAAGTGGCATATTTGTAAGTCCACTAAATGATTCACTAACTCGATAAGCCCCAATATTTCTATTTGGGGGAGTTCCAAATTCATTAGTGATATCAGAAAACCTTATTGTGCCAGAGCCTTGTAAAGTCATTTGATATTTACTCCTAATTATTTGGAAGATTTTAATTCTTCGATTTCTTTTTTAAGTTCTTTAATTGCCTCAATAAGTAGGGGAACCAACTTATCATATTTTACAGTAATATATTCAGAATTAATTGGAGCTGGTCCTGTTACTTCTGGAAGAACTTCATAAACCTCTTGGGCAGAAACACCGACGTGTGTTTCTTCTGTATTCAACCCAAACTGGCCAGCAAGATCATTGAATCTGTAGGTAAATCCATTTAAAGAACATACTTTTTCAAGAGCATTTGCAATTATAACTCTATCGGTTTTCAGTCTATCATCAGAAACAAATGCACTTATGTCACCAGTTGCTTGAATAGATCCATTAACTGTTAAAGGACCTACGGTAGCTGAACCTGAAATTGATAATGAAGATCCAGAGATAGATCCACTAATCGAAGCATCACCAGAAACTGTGATTCCAGAAGAAGATGTTTGAAGTCTAGAAACATTATCATAGTATAGTGCAACAGCATCATTTTCTGTTGCAGTAAGTAATGTTTCTGATCCTGCTGCGTTTTTGATTTGTAGAGCACTGGTGTTTATTTGTAGTGCTCCTGAACTAGATTCAGTAATATAACTGTTTGTATTATCAGTATAAATTTGAAGTTGCTGTGAATCTCCTAATATAATTTTTCGGTCAGTTTTGACGAAAATATCAGCGCCTACACTTAAAGTACTTCCTATGCCAACACCACCACTAACAACAAGCGATCCAGTTGTAATTGATGTAGATTCTGTTGTAGAGTTAAATTTAACGTCACCGCAAACATTTAATCTCTTTGAAATGCCAACTCCACCAGCAACAGTAAGAGCACCAGTTGTACAACTCGTAGATTCTGTGTCATTTTTTACTTCAATGTGCCCAGAAACTCTTAAATTGTCATTGAGAATAAGTTGTTGATTCATTCTCACGTCACCATTAAATGTGACTGGTCCGTCAAATTGTGAAAGAATCTGACCAGAGTTTCCACCCTCTACAAGAATTCTTTCTTTAACGATAACTTCATCAAATACAACACTTAAACGATTTGGATCTTCACCAGTAATTGTTGGTGTAGGAACGTCAAAAGTTGTTTGCTCACCGGACTGTGCTGAATATTTGGTGTTTCCAATGTAGAAATCACCATCACTATTCATACCAGTGTAAAGAACAGATCCGCACGATGTTTCTTGTGCTTGTGCAAGGAAATCTTCTTTTTCGCTTAAAGTTTTAACTTGAACTTGTGGAAGACCAGTTGAATAGTTACCAGGACCGTATCCAAGGTATTCGAATGTGTGACCAGAGGCACGAACAATCGATGGTCTGCGGAATTCGATTGGGGTTAGTCTAATTTTTTTAATTAATGCACCACTATTATGAGATTCAATAATAGTTCCCATTGAACCACGAATTACTTGAAGTTCATTTGAACCAGCACCAGTAAGAGTATTACTCTTAACTCGCATAATTTCATTGTCAATTTGAATATAAGAACCTAGTGGGAATCTTGCTGCAGTTCCAATACCAGCACCTGGAAGATCTACGATGAATTCTTCATCACTTGTAATTGTTTCACCAAGAATTAAAAGTTCATTATCATAAATTGCAAGAGATCTTACACCAAGATTTTCTCCAAGATTATCTGCACTTGCACTATTTGCAGACATACCATGTTTTAATGACCATCTAGCGTCTGCCAATGAAATTGGTGTTTTTACTGTGAATTCATTAACACTATTGACGTTATTGACAATATAATCACCTAGATTATTATTACTACTATCTAATATTCTAAGTGCATTACCAGCAAGCAGTCCGTGAGGAGAACTGAGTGATTGATAAGTTGCAATACCAATTGTACTATCGTATTCGGTTTGTCTAATCGTAATTGCTGGACCAATATTAAGAGCATATTGATTTGCAACAATTAATGGATCACCTGCTGTTTTTGCGATAGAAATTGCACTCTTGTTTGATGCAGAAGTAATTCTAAAATATCCACCAGCGGTCGTTCCAATACCAGTAACTTGAACATAATTATCAACTGCTGTTGAAATACCGACACTATTAATTACAACATTTGCCTGAGGTGTTCCACCAATTACACTACTATCAAAATAAAGTTGTTCGCCATCAGTATATCCCGAACCTGCTTCAACAAGAGTTGCAGCAGTAACAGCACCACCACTAACTGTTACATTTGCAGTGGCTCCATCCCAAACTGCTGATGATGGTGCAGCATTACTATTAAATAATCTTACATTATAATATGTACCATTTGTATGTCCAGATCCACCATTGAGTGTGGTGTATGCTTTAATACCACCAAGTTGATGCTCTCCATCAAATGTCAGTGTTGCAGCAGTTCCAGAATCTGAAACACCAGTAATTTTTCTACCGTGAGAGAATGTATCAACAAATTTATCAAGTGTTTCTCTTGTTATACTTCTCTTTAAATCATTTGTGGAAACATCTCCCTTTGGATGTCTTTTAGTAAAGCTTTTCGCTGCTGGTGGATTATCTTCGTGATTATCTCTATCTTGTTGTGGATATAGATCAGATACTCTTTGTGAACATTTAAAATCTGTAAATTCAACAGGAATTGCAGTTCCAGAATTTAGGACATATAAGTAATAAACACCATCCTGAACATTGTAAATGTATGGTGTAACAACTTCTGATCTGTAAACATAGAAATTGTCAATTACATCAGATCTAGTGAATCTGGGAAGATCTTTTGTTCTGGTATTAGTATTACTTGTAAATGTTCCAGGATTATGAGTTACTCCGAATATGTCGGTGGAGCTGTATGAGAAAGTTTTATCATCAGTAATTGCAGAAACTGCAAATGTTCCATTATACCCAATATTCTTTGTTCCAGACGTATTAGTAGTGCTCTGGGCGTTTGTGACAATAATTTTATCACCAACTCTCAAATCGTGAGTGGAGTCTGCTCTAACAGTGACTGTTGCAGTTCCAGAATTAAATGTGCAAGTTGAAATAAATCTTGGATTACGATCATAATCATAATCTGATCTTGTCAGTGATGTTAAAGAGAAGTCGGAGTTTTCTCTAACCGAAGTAGAACTTGATTCTTGTATGACAAATCCTTCGCTAGGAGCTCTACCATTTGAAAGTTCTTTTGGAATTACATAACGAAGTTTATAAATTTTTTCATCTAAACTTCTATCGTCTTCTTTTCTTAAAACATAAGAAATATCTGTTTCCGGAATTGTAAGACCATTAATATAAGTATAAAGTTCACTATTAGCACTTACATGAACAAACCACTGATTTTGATTTGGATCCCACTGAATAGGATGACCTAGTTCCCCAGACTCTTTGTCAGAAACTCTACTTTCAATTCTAAGTTGTTGCCCACCATAAGCAGTAATTGTTAATGGTGTTTGTGATGATGCATTTGTTCTTGAAGAAGCAATTTGAATTTCAGTGGCACCTAATGTGGTTTTCTTTTCCGAAGTTACTGCATAATATAACGTATTCTCTTCAATGCCTTCGGGTAGATCACCAGTTTCACTGAAAATACGAATGGATTCACCGTTTCTCAGTGAATGTCCTGTGGGAATCGTATAAACTGTCCCGTTAGAAGTATTTGATAGTGTTGTTTTATAAACTTTGGCAGAACTATCTGATCCAGAAATCGTTGTAGCAGGAGAAACGATCGGACCATTGGTCATTAAAATATTTGCTTTATATGTTGAAACATATACAGCATCATTAACTCTTGCACCAATTCTATAACCCTGAGAAATAATCGGAGGTGCAATATCTAGTTTGTTGTATCCTAATAAGTATAGATGATTGCTAATTCCAACTGATTTTGTTTTGCTTACATCAAATTGAACCCATTCGATTTGGGATTCATCCTTAACAATTGCTCTTGGAGAAACAATTGATGTAATATATCCCTTGTTATCTTTTGTAAATGCTTCTGCTTTAAATCCATCAGCAAGAAGTGATACTTGACCAAAGTTAGAGTTAGAGTTTGTAATCGAAGCATCACCACCACTACGAGTATCGAAATGATAAGTAAATCCAATAGCAAAGACGGAAACGATTTGAATAAACGCATCGTTTGACATCTTAATGTGACTAATCTCCCAACCTTGTCTATAAATTGCGTCGGGATCAAGGTGATAAACAAATGCCTGATTAATTGATGATGATTCTGATGAAAGAGCTTCACCAGTTACTTTTGTAATCCCAATGCTATCATACGTTCTATTTGATGGATTATATTTTACAAAAGCACGGTCATCTTTTTGTAGAGATACAGCAGTAAACTGTGCGACGACCATTGAACGGAAACCTGATGCTTTTGCACCATCAGCGTGCATTCCATTCATACCCCATACAGAGCGTAAGGATACGTTGAATACGTATGGGGAAGCACCAGATACAGTGTCAGTTTCAATAATAACTGCTGCGGTTGGACCAGGTGCCAATCCTGCTGCTGGACCTGCTGGTAAGTTCGCTCTTACGTTTGATAGTGAATAAGTGAATGTAGTGCTACTAATAACAGAAGAAACTTTTGTTGAAATATTATAATCATTAACGTTAATTCCACGGATCTTAATTGGAGTTCCACCAGTCAATCCGTGTGGCGTTTGTGTTGTAACTGTGACAACTGTTCCTGGTGTTGCACCATCACCAGAAATGATTGAAGAAATGGTAATTGGATCAGCAGCAAATGCTCCAACAATTTCCCATTCTGGTCTTTGCTTAGCAAATGAATTTGGTTCAGATGGATATTTTTGATCAATTTCCCTTCCAGATGCTCTATTAAAAGCATTACCGACCTTGCTATAATACATATCAAGATCTGTAATGGCATAACCACTTGGTAAATTTACACCATCAGCATATTCGAAACAAGTCAGCTTATGGTGTGAAAATGTTGGTCTGGACTGATTATTCGCAGAAAAATCAGACGGGTCAGTATAGACAAGACCAAGTTCATTTCCATCAAAAATAGAAAACTGCCAAAAATAACAAGCACCAGTAATTCTAAAAATGGCACTAGTCGGTGCGTTAGAATCCGTGGGATTTGGAACGTATTTTGGTCGAATTTTAGTCTTTCTTAAATCAAGACCAACGATTGAAGTTCCTCTTGGAACAACTGCTCCACCGTAAATACTATTAAACTTATAGAGAATATTGTCCGATTGTGTAAGATCAAAGTTAGAATTAAGTGTTAAAGTTAATTCTGCACCAGCAAAAGATTCTGCACCTGTTGGAGAAACTGCCGTTGCAACTCCACCATTATCTTTGATTGCATAACCAGGTCTATTATCAACTAGGTGTTCGCCAGGAAATAAAAGAATTGTTGTTTTTTCTGTAATATCATTATCATTTCCTCTTAGATACGAGAATCTAGCAGACTCAATTAATGCTCTCTGAATCGTTTTAAATGGTTTTGTTAATGAGTTACCCTGATTCTCAATACCATCAGTAGCATCAAGATCATTGGGGTTAACATAAAGAATACGACCTTCTGTATTCTTGATAAAATTCTCTAGCTTATTAAGAGGCATCGGATTATATTCGCCAAGATATTTCTATGCTTTATTTATCCCATTAAATCCTCCTCATCATATTCAATAACATCATCAGGCATATCTTCTGGATTCTCTAACTCAACTGGAAAAAAGCAAGGATGGACCTCTTCGTCTATCAAATAGAATGAGTTTCTGTATAAATCTTCGGGTTCAAATGTACGATTTTTATCTGCTGCTCTACAAAGATCTTGATCATATAAGTGACCATCTGGAAGTTCGTCAAACGTAAAAGGAATGTGATTGATAAAATACATCTTCACAATCATACTGCCATTATTGTACCAGCAGTATGCGTGATCGATACGATAAGACATAGGGTTTTCCCATATCTTATATTTATTTTTATGCGAGTAGGGAGACTTGAACTCCCACGAGGTTGCCCCCAACAGATTTTAAGTCTGGTGTGTCTACCGATTCCACCATACTCGCTTGTTTGATGCCGTGTGTTTGTGAGACTAAATCAAAACCGTTTGATAGATGCCCCACTGGATTCTATCATAAGTTATGAACCACGGCAAGTGCTCGTTGTGGGGAACGATCCCACCTATGCCGATTTATGAGATCGGTGCATTCACCAGATTGCTAAACGAGCAATGGGAACACTGGGAGTTGAACCCAGACTAACCCGTTATAAGCAGGCCGCTCTGACCATTAAGCTATGCTCCCTTGCTTTTATGATGCCTCGTTATTTAACTCAGTGTGTATTCGTATGAGGTCATCATCCGCAGGTATCATAACTGCTGCTTTACCATTTTCATCCACGATTCCTATATGCTCTCCGTTTTCCACTCTTTCAATCAGTTCATCAAATCTTTCTTGAAATTCTTGCACCGTGAAAATTTCCATTGATTTCTTTCGGATATTTATATTATAGCATCACTCACCATAAATTGCAAGATCAGCATACTCAATCTGCTCAGGATCAAGTTGAGCAGTGACAACTTCCAACACGTTCATAAACTCTTGAACAGTCTCACACTCAACCAGGCGCTCACTGCCCTGATCACTGAGAAGGAGGAAAGTGCGGGTGCAGACATCAATCACAATACCCTGTACGGTTTCTTGTGCGGTGCTCATTTGGTGTTCCGTTGATTACCCCCATATTATAGGGGGTCTTGGGTCTGGTGTCAAGAGGGTGGCGTGGGCCAGTCTGGATGGTTTTTATCAAGCATTAAAGGTTGTGGATCTTCAATATTTTTTGGTAGATCTCTTAATTCTTGTCGATAAACTTTCCACTCCTCATCATTTTCAAGGAAAATATCTCTACACTGTGTCCAGTCTGTCATTTGTAAAATGTAATTTCTTCTATTTCTAAGTTCTCTCCAATAATCAACTTCTACTGGTTTTATTGTTACTCTTTCATATTCAATTCTTTGCAATTCTGTGTAAAAAACATCCACACATTGTTGAAAAATTTCAAATTCTGTTGTGTTTTCTTTCCTATCTTCATACTCTATTTCTCCATAGTCATTATACCATTCTAAAGATATAATTCCAGAAGGAATCCAGGATAAATCCGTTTTTATATTTGAAAGATATTGACCATCTATTGAGATATAATTATCTTCAACTCTTACGGTAATTCTCATAGTAAGAAAATTTTTAATTATTTATTTTTAATATATTAATATTGATATGTAATTTTTACAACGATTAGTCCTGGCGATCCAGGTTGTCCAGGACCTCCTGATGAAGTATTTCCATCATATTCAGCACCGCCGCCGCCTCCACCGCCGCCTCCACCATATCCAAAACCACCATCTCCTCCTTCACCGCCAGTACGAATAGCATTTCCACCAGCACTGACTACGTAGTTTCCATTTGAACCTTTTGTACCCTGAACGAACGGTATTTCTGGTACTAAAGGTGCTGGTTCAGAAGTTGATTTATTAAAGGCAACTCCTCCTGCACCACCAAATCCACCATCTCCTGCAAAACCACCTTCACCGTAACCAGTTGCTGCTGTTGGAAATGTGTTTATACCATAACTAGAAAATACAGTTTTTATTGATTGTGGAACTGATAACACAGATCCTCCTGGTCCAGGATTTGGACCTGAGACAGGTGTTGGAAAATTAGATCCAACACTTACTGGTATAGTTCCTGGAGAATATGGTGCTTTTGGAGCGTTTAAGTAAACTGTAATTGTTCCACTAGATCCACCAGTTCCACCCGCGCCCCCATCTGCTGACCTAGGAATTCCAGGAGCTCCAGAACCTCCACCGCCACCACCAGTAACTCCAAAAAAATCTATTCTTGATATCTTTGGATAGTATGATGAAACATCAATTGATCCAGGAGAAGTAAAATAATGATATCTAGATTGAGTATCCCAATTTGAACTTCTATTTAAATATTCCTGAGAGAATAAATTAAAAATTCCCGATTGAGATAGTGCATTAGTTACTGAACTTCCAATCCGATTTCCTATAAATTTAACCATATTTTTTATTACGATATTTCTTCATATGAAATGATATATTTTAAATCAGAATTTGCTGATGCAAGACCTGTAATTGATCTATCTTCTTGTAAATAAATTGAAGAATCTTTTCCTAAAACAACTAATGTAGAGTCCGGTAAAACCGCAATTGTTGATGCAATTTCGTAATTATCTCCACCACCTTCCTCTGCGGTATTGTATGAGATTGTTACGTTAGCACTATTTGTTCCATCAACGTTTGTTACAATAATTGTATTTACTCTATATAACTTTCCACTAGAAGTCGCATTAGAAAGCAAAGAAACAGTTGATGTTGTTAATTCACCAGCAGTTGTCACACCATATATGCTGGTTGTAGATACAATATTAGGAGATGTCATTAGTTAAAAACAATGATATTTTTTTATTTATTAGGTGGATAAAATCCAAGTTACTGCACTAAATCCACCATTAGATCCTGATGGTAAAGATCCACCTCCACCACCACCTCCTCCTCCACCACCAGAAGATGGAGAAAGTTGAGCGTTATTGTAAAATAAAGTTCCAGAAACTACAACGTTTTTGTAGAATCTGACATCTTCATTAAACCAAACTTCATCATTAAAAACTTTTAAATCTGATAAGTTTTCTGAATCTGTAAATGCCATTTTTTAACTCCTTATAAGAAACCACCAAGAGTTCCTAACGCTTTATCTGCTACATAAGTTCCTCTAAACACACCATTCATAAAGGTTGCATTCTCTGGTGCCAAATTACCCGAAAGAGCATCACAGTTTGCAATATTTGATTTAAGATCTATTTTATTGCCTGCTTCAATTTTAACACTATTTCCTGCTTTTAACGTTAGATTTTCATCCGCATCTACTACAACATTTGCTCCACGAATTCTAACTTGTCCATTTTTCTCAGCAGTAATCCAGATATCACCATTTTTTCCAGTAATAATAATATCAACTCCAGTTGTGGTACTTTTTTGACCACCTATAATTTCAATCGATTGATCATTGTAAATATGAAACATTCCACCAAAAGACATTCCTACAAGAGAAACATCTCTTTCATCATTTACACCATATAAATTATAAACATCACTACCATTTAAACCCATTTGAGGGTTACCAGTATCAATTCTGAAATGAGGACTAAAAGAATGATACTTTCTTCTTTGCCAATTTTGTTTTTCGAAAGGTCTTTGTGCCATATTACTTACCGATACAATCTATTTGTTGTTTAACTTCACCTTGATATTGTTTTCTCGGTTTTAGTCTTGCTTTGAGAGTTGCTCCATAACCAGTTTCACTTATCACTTTAAGAACTGGCAAATCATTAACTTCTAAAACATTATTCAATTGACTATTTATTGGGAATACTTTAGTAATCTCTCCATTATCACCAACCTGTATTTTATATGAAATAGGACTCGTAGTGGAAATACCAACAGCATCAAGAGTAGATACATTTATAACTGTATCGGTATTCGTATATCCAGTTCCAGGTTCAATAATAACAATATCATCAATAACATACGGTGGTTCTGGACTCGTTGCTTCAACTGTTCCACTAACAGGATAATTTTCACCCTCAGAAACAATGTAAATTTCAATCACTTGTCCATAAGTTGGAGACTCTTCATCATAATCTATGACTGATCTTGCCACAGCCCCATATCCTTGTTTGCAATCATCAATAATTTCTACAAATGGTGGGAAATCATAATTAGACCCACCATCATCTATTTCAAATCCAACAATACTTCCAGTTACAATTGGTCCATCACCAACTAATGAACCAATAATTGCTCTTGCAGATGCTCCTGATCCATTGCTTCCAAATATCTTAACTTTAACTCCTCCACAATTTAATGGTGGACCACCATAACAATCGGAAACGAGACCTTTGAATCCTGGATTTGAGAATCCTTTTCCTAAGAAGTCAAGAGATCCAACATCTTTTACAAAGTCATCTATTGCTTCTCCCGTATTGATGAAAGATTCTGCTATCGATGCTGCTAGATTAGCAGATTCTAAAATAGCGTTTATAGGAATACCAGGTTCTTCTTTTGCACCTTTGCCAATAACCCACTGATTTGTTGGGGAATTATAATTTGGAGCAATTTCATTACAAGAGCGTCTGAAATTTCTACTTAATAGTCCTTCTGCACTTGATCTCAAAAATGAAATTAGATTAAATCCCATTAAAATCTTTTCAACTCCACCAAGAAGAGGTGTAAGTATTGAATCTATTCCACCAATGATATGATTTAATAACCCGCCAATAAATTGTTCTGAAATACAACTCACAAAATTAGCAACATTATCTGCAACTGAACTTAAAAGATTTTTAATTACATTACCAATAGATCCTAATATTGAATTGGCAATGCAAGGCAACGCTTCTTCAATTGCTTGAACTGGTGCGATCATTGCTGCTTGTGCTGCAACTCCTGCCTGATGTGCTATTGGATCATTTTGAGTTGCGGCAAAAACAATTGCATAAACTGTTTTATAAAGCAATTTCAATCCAGCGTTTAATACTGGTTCTAATGCTTTATATAAATTGTTAATTACATTATTAACAATTCCACTTGCAATTTTTTGTATTTTTGCTGTTATGTTTGCAATTTCTGCGTTAATTAATGCTTTTGTTTTTCCAATTGCTCCGGTTACATTATCAGAAATTGATTGTATTTTATTTACAAAGTTATCAACTTCAGTTGATATTTTTTCAATTGTACTTGAAGTAGATCCAGTTGCTGCTTTTATAGTGTCTCCAATTGCACTATAATAAGATCTTTCATCTGGACCAATTTTCTTTGCTTGATTTGGTGATACGTGTCTTGGTGATTTTTGCGAATTCGCATTATTTTCATTTGCCTCATTTTTTATGAGGTTAGCACCATCATTATCAACCTTATTTGTATATCCAGTATAGGGTTGAAAAGGTGCTATGTATTGATTAGTTCCAACTAGTGATGTTCTGCCAAATACACCAAGGATTACTGGTAAACTATAATCTGGTGATCCATCTAAGAAAAATCCAAAAACCCAATCACCTGGCGAGATTGAGACAGTTGTTGCCTGGTTTGCTGCACCAGATCCAGCGGTTGTTGGGAGCATAACTTGCGCCCAACGAAGTTCATCATTTGAAAGTTCTGATGTTCTAGGAGAATCATATCCTAAAATGCGAACTTTATATCTGTGTCCCCAACCAGCACCATTAATTTGTCCTTGATGATTTTCCTCTGGTGGAATTTGTCCAATCCACCATATAAATCCATCTTTTCCTATAAAATTACTTTTTATTAGAGACTGATCTAACATTCCTTAATCTACCTTATTATTAGTTCCGAATTTTCCAAAAGTATCTCTAATTAGTTTCAAAGATGTATATGATCCAGTGGTATCAAAATGATGACACAATGCTTTAATCATATATAGACCACTTTGTTCCTGATCAAATTCTTTCTTTTTAGAAATAGTTGTTTTTGGAAACTGGCACTCAATAATATCTCCTGCTCTCAAATTTGTATTTGATGGAATAGTTGCATTTAATACTTGCGTAAACAATGTATTATATCTCATTAGAGATTGTGCCTGATAATTTATTGAGTTTGCATTTTGATTTAATGAAACTTCTGGATCAAATGTTCCAATGTCTGCAATCGTTGCAACTATTCTTGATGTAGTTTCTCCGAGATCTAGATCAACCGCATCTGAAAAAGAAATCTTAGGAGGTTCTATCTTTGTTCCAAGATTTTTTGATTTTCCAGCATATTGATTTTTATCAAAGTTTATAATGGTTGTTCTAAAAGTTGAAGGATCAAAAACAATTCTTTCAGACGCAAATGCCCCCATTCTTAGATTTTCTAATAATTTTTGATTTTTACTTGTAGTATATGATAAGATATTAAAATCATTATTTCTTTCGGAAGAATGTTTGTTAATTTCAGTATAAGTGTAAGATGCCTTTGGTTCTTGTGTAATTAAACTATCCAAGGATTTAAAAAAGAAACCGTCTTTTGTTTGAAAGAAAACAAATCCAGCAGTTGAATTTTCTTTTGATATCTCTGGAACTGACTTTGATGCTAAAGTTACTAAAAGACTAAATGGTTTTTTTGAATTACCTACAAATCCATACTTATTTGAGGTTTGATCAATTTGAACTGGTTTATTGGTTCTAATATATTCTTTAATTATATTTTCGGCAGATGCTGATATTGGGGATGAAGTTGGATACTTTTTAGTAACATTTTGAGTTTCATTTATAATTGCTTCTTTTGAAGATAGGTATAAAACAAATGTCTCCCTTTGGTTTTCACTAATAACATTCCCAATACTCGAAACATAAAGATTATCTTCTGGATTAGTTGCGAAATCTAATCCAGGATTAGTTGGAGAATTTCCTGCTATTTTAATAGAAACCTTTTCACCACCTCTTAGAGGAAGACCCTGATAAATTGATTGCATTTCACCATCAGGTGTCATACAAACGAGATCTGGATTGCCTTGATTATCTGATTTTGGAACAGAGTTACCAGAGTTTGTAATCACTATTGTTGCGGTAACTGTTGGTGAAAAAATGTCCTCATAATAATCGATAGATACTGTTCCTAATCTAACATCGACAGTTTTTTTGCCATCTCTTGACTCGAGAATAAGTGTTTCGTATATTGACCTGTCGATTGCTGCCATTTATAATTACGCTAGGGAAAGATACTGACTTTGTTCGATATATCTATTTAATCCACTTTTATCAGAACTTGATCCACTTAAACCACTACCACCTCTGGAAGATGGTGCAGGTGCCTGTGCAACTTGTGTTGGTTCTTGCATTGGTACTAATATAGTTTGACCCTTTCTTTCTGGTGTGACTTGTGTTGCAGTTTGAGTCGATGCTGGTGTTGCACTAGCAATTTGTATTCCTGTTGGAGTTGCTGGTTTTGCAGCAGTTTGGGGTGCAATAGTCTGTCTTCCAATATCTAAGAGATTTAAATATGGTTTTGGATCAATTGGTCTTCCATTTGGGCGAACTTCATAGTGTAAGTGTATTCCATAACCAGAACCAGTATTTCCAATTTCTCCAATCACTTCTCCATTATAGGGTCCAAGTTTAACAAAGATTCTTGCAAGGTGTGCAAAGTAATATTCAGTATTACCAGATTTAATGATGACTAGATTTCCATATCCACCACCTTGACCAGCATAGGTTACTACTCCAGATGATTTAAAACCAACTAACCATCCTTTCTGTCCGCTAGTTCCTATGTCAATACCTGCATGACTTCTTGTAGATGATCTATATGCTCCATAATTACCACCACCTCCCGAAAGACCAACAGAGGGTGTTCCACCAGAAGGACCAGATACATTAATCTCATCCTTGACACGAGATCTTGGTAATGGAGTAGATGGTGTTGGTGTTGTTGCTGGTGTAGTAACTGCCTGAGAAAATGCTTTTCTTAGTCTATCAACAGAAATTGTCGATCTATTTCCATTATAACCTTGATAATAACTATCTCCGACTTTTCTTGCGTATGGGCCTGAAACTTTCAACATTGGAAGACCTGCCCATTCAGCACTCAAACGAACCGATGCTTCTTCTGGATTATTCTTGATCATATCAAGAGTAACACCCCTTGATTTTATTAAGTGAAGTGCTATCTTATCTTGATTTTCTGGACTAAACAAATCTTTATCAGGATTTAGACCTGCTGCCCTTGCTTGACCTATTGGGTTTGTAAGTTGATATCTACCAATTGCACCTCTACCACCTTTAACACCAATTGCCTTATTTGCTTCTGCAATTGTCATTTTTGTAAGATTTGGATTATAATCTCCGGGTGCAATTGCAGTATATCCCTTTCCAGGGGATTCTGCATCACCAATTACATCTAATATTGCCTGCATACCACCAGCACCAGTAGGAACATCTTCTGGTGCAGCAGGTGGTGCTTCACCCCTTTCTTCTGGAATATCTAGTTCATCAAATCCAAGATCAAGTGGTTGAGAAAGAAGATCTATTGCTCTATTAAAGTCCATTTCAATACCTAACATTCCATTTTGAATTGTAGACAAACTACTATCAATTAATTGCTTCTGAGTACTGAAATCAAAAGCAATTAAATTTCTAAAAGTTCCCGTTAAAAGACTTCCAAATCCAGAAAGTATAGTTGTAACGTTACCCACAAAAGATCTTAAAACAACATACAATTTACCCATTCTCGTTATGAGTTGTTCACCAAGTCTAATAATTGTTGGAAGATTATTTAATAACCAACCAACCATTAAAGTTCCAATAAAATCTAATATTCTACCAAGAAAACCTTTTGTGCTAGATGATATTACTTTACCCTGTCTTCTAATTGCCCCACTAATTCCAGATGCTTCAATTATATCTTCTCTTTCTCTTCTTCTAACTGCTTCTCTCCTTTTCTGAAAGTTGGATACGGAAAGTCTTATTGATTGTTGTTTTTGGCGATTACTATTTGACAGTGAAGTATTAATCTTCATTGCCGTTTTTTGAGTAGTGTTAATACTCTTATTAAAAGTCATTACAGACTTTTTAATTTTATCTACACCTATTGTTGATTTTATTAAAGTCCCTTGAAGATTTTGTGCCATATTATGTCATCGGTACATTGTACACTGAGTGAGCATAAACAACATAAAAATTATTATGATTTTCTGGATCAATACTTGGAACATTGTTTGCTGGTCCAGTATTTTGACCAGATGCTCCTTGTTTTGCGGCAACTTGTGTTCCGCCCATTGGTAATGGAATAATTGTCGGTGCTGGTTCTGGTAAAGGACCAACACTTTCTGCCTTCATTGTTGCTTCCTGTTTTATTGGAGTTATATCAGCAATGGGAGTCTTTAATGTAGAAGAACTAAATGCATCTTGTAAGTTAATTCCTTCTACACCCATCAACTGAGCAACATTAATTTCTCCATATTGTGCTGGTTTGCTAAAATCTTGATTTTCAGATTGTGATGCAACATCGGAAGTTTGTTTTCCATCACCCATTAAATTATTAGATCCAAAAGCAATATTTGTAATTTTGTTTTGTGATGTTTGTGATAGTAAGTTTTTATCTACACCTGGACCACCAAATGCTCCACCACTAAACATTTCAGTTGACTTATCATAAAATCCTTTGAACAAATCTGTTGCTGGACCATAACTAAAAAATCCAGCAGCGAGAGCAGCGGGAAGTTTAAGAGGACCTGGTGCAAATCTTGAGAATAGATTTGCTGCACCTGCTGCCATAGTGGCACCACCAAGATTACCTGCTGCTGCTCTTGCAGGATCTTCTCCTCCAGCAATGTCTAAACCAGTCCCTAATGCGGCACCAGTAAGTATAGAAGTCAATCCAAATCTGTTTATTCCTTGCCCCGAAACTCTTTGTTCTGCTTCTGCTACTGTTCTTGCTGGTCCAGCAGGAGGTGGATTTCCACCAGCAGGAGGTGGATTCCCCCCACCACCAGATCTTGAAAATCCAGGAAGAATATTTTTTATTTTAGGTATAATTCTATTTGCTGCACCTTTAACACCATCAAGAAGTGCTTGAACTGGTCTTAAAAATAATCCAACTGCAACAGCAGTTGTAACCCTAGCAGCAACTCTTGTTAGTATATTGAATACAGAAGTTAATCCAAACCTAATTCCAGCATATACTCCACCAATAATGCCAAGATTTTTAATGACACTATTTTTAATTTCTTCTAACTTTTGCCTATTTCCGTCACCAAGAGCCTTGATAGTCTCTATACCTTGCTGCAATAACCAACCACCCAGAAGAGTGGTAAAAAATTGCATCAAACGAGAAAGAGTAAATGATGCTTTCGCTGCAACTTTTTGTACAGGATATACAAGAGCATTTTGTATCTTTCTTTCAATAATACTCTCTTTTCCTTCTCTTAATTGTTGCTCAGCAAGTCTTCTTTCTTGATCTTGTTCCTGAGCAGTTTGTCTTCTTTCTAATGCAGCACTTTGGATAACATTCCCATAAACATTCTGCATCGCAACGTTTAATGAGTTAACTTGTTGCGTTAATGCAGATAACTGTTCAGAAACCGTGTTTAGTGCTAATGAGTTTCTTTGTATTAATGATGTTGTAACTGGATCTGGCTGAGCAGGAGGTGGCGCTGCTGCTGCTCTGAAAGCATCCGCAGACACCGTTTTTCTAGCAACTCTTAATCCTCCCGATAGTGGCGATTTTATCTCAGCCATTTATTCCTTGTTTTAGATTTTCCTCTTCAATATACTGTTTGAGAAGAGAAAGATAAATTTCTCTCTCCCAAGGTATCATATTTTCTAACTCTGTCAAGCTATATTTATGATGTTGCATTAAGGCAAAATTAACCTTGTAGTATGACTCAAGATCTTCGTGAGCCATACTTACCCGAAAAAAGAAGTAAGTCCCTCCAATACAACTTCACTTTCAACATCGGTTTTTGGATTTTTAACTTTAATAGTATGAGAAAGTTTTGGCATCGTGTCAAAGAAAGTTTCAATTTCTTTAAATTGTTTTGAACTCAATTGTTCAATAAATTCTAAAAGTTCTTTTTTAGTACAATCTTTTGCAGACCAAGATTCTTCTTCAGAATAAACCTGTTCAATACAAGAAGCAATAAGATCAAAAGTTTCTGTTACACCAATTTCAGTTCCAGCAGTGAAATTACTCTTAATAAACTCATCCATTGAAGGATATTTCATTCTTAGGATTAGATTATCGTCTAGTTTAATATCTCTTGAATGATCATCAGAAACTTGAACTTTAATCTCATCAAGATTGATTAATGTGGGAACCTGAGTAATATTATCATCTGGACAAGTAATTAAAACTTCTACATCTTCACCAACAGATTTACCACGAATGTTTAGAAAAAGATATTCAATATCAAAAGTAGAAAGTTCTTCTACTTTTACACCTCTTGTTAAAATGCAAGCAGAAATAACTTCTTTAACTGCGTTTGCAATCTGCTTACTATCTTCACTTTCCATTGCAATAATTAAAACCTTTTCTTCTTTAACAAGAAAAGGTCTATATTTAATCGTCTTTTTTGACGAAGGAATTTCCAACTCATAAGTTGGTGTGGAAATTTTGGGTAAAGGCATAATAATCCTTACAATTCAGATAAAAATATTTAGATCACTCTTCTAGTTCCAATTACCGAATTAGTCGAACTTGATTTACTGGAACTGAAATATCCGTTTGAAATTCCTCCCGAAAGAGTATTATAAAGTTGACCAGTAACTATTGCTTCACCAGTTGAAACATTGACTGGTCTAAATCTAACTCCACTTGCAGACGCTGCACCAGGAGATACTGGAACATAAACTGGTTTATTTAAATTTGTTTCATTTAAGAAATTAGTTGCCAACTCTGGTACTAAGTTATTATCTGCATTTCTAGCAATATCAATGCTATAAGTTCTCCCACAAACATATCTTTCATAACTGAAAGAAGCACTTGCCTTTAAAATTCCAGACGATTCATAAGATATAGCAGTAGAATTTAAAGTTAATGGAAATAATCCATAGAAAGTATATTCAATATAATTTTTATAATCTCTGTCAAATTTTACAATTCTTGTTGCATTACATTTATATTCATCAGGATATCTCATTCTAAAATAATATCCATCTTGATATGGTTGTTCTCTTGATCCACTACTCACAAATTCCATCCAGTGCTCTAAAAATTTTATAGTTCTATAAGATCTGTCAACATAAAATTCTAAATCAATTTGGGTAAATGTTCTGGTATGTGCCATTTTTTCGGCAACTCCAGTATAATTACCAACAATATCTGCTGTTGCAAAAGAACTTCCTGGCAAAGAAGCAGAATTGCAAAGCAATCCAACGGATTCTCCAATAAAACGAGAATCAACTCCTCTTAGTCTAAGATAAGATCTTAATGAACCAGATAATCCACCAAAAATTACCTGATAATGTGAGGTTTGTGCAAGATTGGTAAAAAGTGGTTTAAACTCTGATATTTTCCTTGGTCTTGGTGCAGGCACTCTAAATACCTATTATGAGTATTTTAGTTATTTAGATGTCATACAAGGGAAAATATAAACCATCTTATCCACAAAAATACAAAGGAGATCCAACAAACATCATATATCGTTCTTTATGGGAAAGAAAGTTTTGTGTTTATTGTGATTTAAATGAAAAAGTATTAGAATGGGCATCAGAAGAGAAATGTATTCCATATAGATCACCAATAGATGGAAAAGTTCATAGATATTTTCCCGACTTCATTATTAAGGTAAAAGAAGAAAATGGTTCAATTAAAAAATATGTGATTGAGATCAAACCAAAAAGACAAACTGTTCCTCCACCAAAACAAAAAAGGCAAACAAAAGGATATATCAGTGAAGCATATGAATATGCTAAAAATCAAGCAAAATGGGAAGCAGCAAGAGAATGGTGTGCAGATCGTGGTTATGAATTTAAAGTTCTAACAGAAAACGAACTAGGTATCAAGTAATGGCAGAAAAGAGAGAGACTCTTCTCCAATCCCAAAAAAGAAAACTTGCCGAACAAAAAGCAAAGAAACAACCAACAGACACTGATAGCAATCAAAACCGAGTTCGTTCTGTTCTTAATGGAATCACAGGAAAAGAAAGCGGTGATGATTTAATGTTGGAACTTCTGGAAGTAGTTTCGGAAAGTGGAAAAGTTCCTCAGGCAGGTAAATTTTATATTTTTGTTTATAACGCGAAAACACCACAACTAAGATACGATCAAAATCCATTAGTTGCAGTAACGGATGTCTTTCAATGGGGATTCAAAGGGTTGAATATGCATTGGGGAGAAGTACGCCAATACACTTGGAATGAAGTGGTAGGGTCTTTGTATGAAGTTTACCCATCAGAAATAAAAGACTTACAAGCAATACCTTTTGCAAATTTCCGAATAAATAACTAAAAAAGTATTATAAATGCCACTCAATGTCGGGGCTCCAATAGGGAGTGAAGCATCTACTATCGCATCCACTCAAAATGCATATGCAAATGCTTATGCAGGTGCAACCACATCACAAAACAAAAGTGGTGGTAAAACAACTTTTAGATATCCACTAAAAAGATTAGATAATACTTCTGATTACTTAGAGATTAAAATATTTGATTATATTGGTGGTAGTTTTGAACTTGGTCCGCCAGTTCAAACAAAAACAATGCAGCAACGACAAAAAGCAAATAAAGTTAGTCCAACTCATTATATTATTTTACCAATACCACAGAATATTAGTGATACAAACTCAGTAACTTGGGGAGATGATACTATTAATCCTATTGAAGGTGCATTAATAGCATTGGGTGAATCTGGTATTAAGGAAGGACCATCAGCCGCTTTTACCAAAGCAGTTAACAATTTAAAAAATTTACCAAATATTACTACCGATCAAAAAAATGCTTTAAGCGCATATGTTACTGCCAGAGCAGTTAATGTGCTTGGCACTAACGTTAGTCCAGAATCTTTAATATCAAGAGCAACTGGCCAAGTTTTAAATTCAAACTTAGAATTGCTTTTTCAAGGTGTTAATTTAAGATCTTTCCCATTTATATTTGACCTTGCTCCTAGATCTAGACAGGAAGCAGAAGAAATCAAAGGTATAATTAAAGTTTTAAAGCAAACAATGTCTGCCAGAAATGGTGGTGCAGGAACGGGCAGTAATACAAATGCTGGTCTTTTTATTAGTGCTCCAAGCGTTTATCAACTGACTTATAAAACAGGACCTGCAAAACATAGTTTTTTAAATACATTCAAACCTTGTGCATTAACTGACATTTCTGTAAATTATACAGCATCAGGAACTTATGCAACATATGAAGATGGAGCACCAGTTCATTTGCAAATGTCTTTAACGTTTAAAGAAATTAATCCTGTTTACAGTGAAGATTATGATCAACCAGAAGCAATGGATGGAGTAGGTTACTAAAATGCCATATTTCAGAGAACTACCAGATTTAGAATATCAGTCTCCACTCCCTCATAAAAACTCTTCACAAGATTATGTAAGGGTTAAAAATTTATTTCGTAGAGTTAAACTTTTAGACTGGTTACAAGATAAAGCAACTCTGTTTAATAAATTTCAAATTCAAGAAGGTGGTAGACCAGATACTGTTGCTCAATTAGTTTATGGTCAAGCAGATTATGATTGGGTTGTTCTGTTAACTGCTGGAATTATAAACGTTAGAGATCAGTGGCCACTATCAAATCGTGATCTATATGTTTATGCAGAAAACAAATATACTACTCAAAATTTAAATGCGATTCATCATTATGAAACAATAGAAGTTAAAGATCAAAAAGGTAGACTCATTCTACCAAAAGGACAAAAAGTTGACTCTAATTTTAAAATAACCGTTTCTTCTGGATCAACTTATATTGGTGTTGGTGCTTATGATAATCAAGTTTTTACACCAGACTCTACTGGAGAAATAAATCCAGTTATAGGAGTCACAAATTATGAATATGAAATAAATTTGAATGAAGATAAAAGAGAAATTTATATTTTAAAATCTGGATATTTACAACAATTCTTAAATGATATGAGAGTGATTATGCATTATGATAGAAGTTCTCAGTATGTTGACAAGAAACTAATCCGCACTGAGAACACTCGTCTCATCGGTCCATAAGAGTTTTAGATTCTTATCAAACATCATCACATATCGGTGCTTGCGGGAGCGTTCTCTCCACTCTCCTGCAGCACCTTTCATTTTACCTCTTGAATGTTTGGTGCCGTCTGCATAATAGAAATCTTTTTTTGCATCTGTAAGACCACAATACTTAAAGTTACAAGCGCGATAGATTGTGCCAGTATGAAAATCGTTATCAGCGTAAGAGATGATTGCTTTAACTTCTGTATCCTTTCGTAACTGTTTAATCGCTCTTGAAACGAACCAAGAAGTGATATTATACTCTCCCTGTTGGGTGTCAGGGTGTATGCAAAGTCGTGAAAGTTCAAAGAGTCCTTCTTGTTCATTTCTTGCTAGTCCAAATGCTCCTTGTGCTACTTCTGGAACTGGAAGTCCAGTAAAAATACAAACGCCGACTGGTCCTCCAATATTCAAGGGAGAAAAGTCATTCTTTCGGAACAAACCATAGTTATATCCTGATTTGTAACCTTTTGAAAAATCTTTTAGATAATGATAGGTCAGTAGAAGTTCTTTCGCATCCTTCTTAGAAATCCTATCAATATAGTAATCAGATTTCATAAAAAAAGAGGGGAGGTCCACTCCCCTCATTATAGCACCTGATCAGTCTTCTGCCAAGCGGGCGAAGTAACTGAGTGCATCATCGTCCTCATCTTCCTCAACCACAGGAGTAGAAACTCGGCGGGTGGGTTGAAGGTTGTTGAGTTCACTGCGAAGATCGTCATCAAGATCCTTGACAGAACCGCGAGTGTTATCTTCTTCATCAAGATCTTCAGGATCCTGATAACGAGGAGTGCCCTTGTTACCAACAACATAGTCTAGACGCTTTTTCAGTTCATCATAAGTCTTGAACTGATCAGCAGCAACAAGTTCAGCAAGAGAATATTGCTTCTTCCAGATTGCTTCCATTGCATCATCATCGTCTAGTAGAGTAGAAGCAGCGGCAAACTCACTGGAATCATAGTTACGATAACCAGCAACGTTCTTTGCTTTCAGTTTGAAATTAGCACCCTGCCAAAAATCAAACGGATCAATTGCTTCCTCATCTTCAAACTCAGGTTGCATTGCAGCGGTGAGTTTGTCAAAGATCTTCTTACCATACTTAAACAAGAAGACTTTACCTTCGTTGGAGGGATTAGCAGGATCTTTCACAACGTAGATGTTAGAAATGTAAGTCAGTTTACGCTTCTGCTTACGTGCCAGTTCCTTACCAGCATCGGTTCCGTTGTTCCACAGTTCGGAGTTCAGTTCCGAAACTGGATCCTTCTGACCCAGAGTAGTTAGAGAGTTCTCAATATACCAACCACCAGGACCTTGGAATGCGTGACTGTAAAGTTTCACGAATGGCAGGTCCTCACCATTCGGAGCAGGCAGGAAACGGATAACGGCATAACCATTGCCACTCTTATCACATTCCAGTTTCCAGAGACGGTCATCAGAAGAACCGCCACCTGCATTATTCATTTTTTCAACTTCTTTAACCAGTTTGGCAGTAAGATTGCCAAGTTTAGATTGCTTTTTAAGGTCGGAAAACGACATTTGGATTACCTCGGATTAATTGGATTCGGGGGATTACTCGGATAGTATAACAGGGATTTCCTCAGCGGTCAATATATTGCTTGAGGGATTCGATTGTTTTGTTCATACTACTGAATAAAACTTGCAGATCAGTTTCTGGTGGAAAACCCATCAGGGCAACTGATTTGCGTAGATTCTCTTTCATTTCGACCGCTGTTGGGTCGTCTGAAAGGGATAACCTAGTATACATCACTCTCTGCTTTTCTAGCAAGAGCTCCAGTTTTTCAATATGTTCCAGTTTTGTTTCACGGTCCATCATACCAAAAGTGAGAATACTTCCGTAAATCTCCTCTTGCAACTTGTTGATTTCTTTCAGTTCTTCTTGAATAATATCGGAGTCAAAAAAGTTACTCATCTATGATTTCCCGTAAAATCTTTTTAAAAGAGAACACATCAATATTTAGGAATGGCATATATTTTTTTAATTTCAAACTTACGGTTTCCCACACAGGATCATCAAGTTTCTTATCAAAAGTTTTTGAGAAACCAAATATTTTTTCGTATATTGTGAAAGTTTCTAGCGACAATTGCCCGCTTAGAAACTTTTTGAGAACTTTCGGATGTCCTTTGGAACAGTTGAAAACATCCTGTAATTCGTTCTCCGAGAACAATTCGTTGCTTTGTTCTTTGAACAAGTAAGTCAAACTCTGTTGTCTCCGCATCCATTCTGCGTAAGTTCTTTCGCCAGAATTGATAATTTCTCCAATCCATAAGTTACTAGGGGAATCTGATGCTACAAAGTTTGATACTAAAAAATCTACGACTTCTTTATCAGAATACTTGCGTGAAGTCTTTTCGAACCAGTATTTATCACGCCTTTTGTTAAAGGATGTAATACTGGCGCGAGTTTTCGCGCCATATTTAAAGAAGTCGTATTTTGGATTTGTGAAATGATTTTTGAGTGACAAATAATGTTGATAAGTTTCAAATGGAGTCACAATCATAAAGGCAATTTTGCTCTCGAAGTTCTCTTCATAAAGTTAAGACGAGTTGCGTCCCACTTTAACTTTTCTTTTAGTGGTTTTGAAATAAGTTTCGTAACCGATTCTACCTCAAGTGAATTGATTTCACAATAGTGGCAGATTGCATCAATATAATTAAAACCTTCTAATGCAACAATGTTCTCAATTTCAAGAGCAAATTTAGAAGGTGTTAAAAACTTATTTTCTATTGCCTGTTCTAGTTCTTTATTTGGTTCCATAGAGTTCCAGTTTATCTCTAACAAACTTTCTAATGTATTCTGTGAGAAGTTTGATGTACTTTGATTTGTCTCTTTCTTCATAAACGACGCATTCTCCATTTTCGCAAGCCATAATGATTACAAGTTTTTTAACTGAAATACCAGTCAGTTCGTAAAGCATACATCCATATGCCATACATTGAACAAAATAATGTTCGATCCACTCTCGTGGTTTTGGTTTTTTAGAAGTTTTAAAGTCAATTATTGCTAACTCGCCGTCATATTCAGCGATACAATCAACTGTCCCAGCAATACCTAATTGCTTACTATATAGGGACCCTTCTAGGGCGTAAATATTATTTATACGGTTCAGGTCTGTTTTTGCAATTTTAAAAAGAAAATCTGAGATTGGTTGAACTTCTGGAAGACTTTCATTTTTAAGATGATGTTCTACTAGAAGGTGCATATCAGTTCCACGACTTGTTGCCGCTTTTGTAACACGCTCTGCTTCTTCTTCTCCAACTTTTTTGCGCCAGTTAATAAAAATTTCTTTATTAAAATGACTGGTCACCGAAGTGATGGAGACCAGTCGGAGGAGTTCTTCTTCTGTGGGTACTTTGTAGTACCTTACACCATCAATTGTTTCACGCTCCAACTGAGGGAGATCAATATCAATGTGATTAAACATTAAAAACCAGCATCCATTTTTGCAAGAATGTATTCTTTGACAAGTCCAGAACGAACAATATCATCTACACCAAATTCAATTATATCAAATGAAGGCATTTTACGCAACACTGACATAAAGTCTATGATACCATTGCGCTCATTTGTTTTTTGTAAATCAGACTGAGAAGCATCTCCACAGAAACAAATTTTAGTATTTTCACCAACACGAGTAATAATTGAATCTAGTTCGTGAAAGTTTAAATTCTGAAATTCATCTACAATAATAATTGAATTATCAAGAGTAGTTCCACGAAGGAATGAGGTGCTCCAAAACTTGATAGTTTCTTGTGACTTTAAGTTACCATAAAGCATTTCAAAGTCTGCATCAGAAGGCATTTGGAACATATACTTCACCATATTCTTATAAGGAATCTGGTAAATATCTGCTTTGTCCTCATGAGATCCAGGAAGAAATCCAATCTCACGAGTTGCTACAAGAGAACGAACCAAATAGATTCTTTCATAAGGAGATTGTTCATCCAGAACATCTTGAAGGGCATTATAAAGAGTAATAAAGGTTTTACCAGTTCCAGCACAACCGTAAGCAACTAGATGCTTACCCTCAGTATAAGAATCAAAAAGTCTTTTTTGATTATTTGTAAGAGGTTCAATATCAATTAAGTAATCAGAACTCAGAGGCTTTCTCCTCTTCATTTGTTTTGCGGTCAAACCAACTCCGATTGGTTGATCAGTGTTGCCTCTTTTTCTTCTTGCCATATTAGATCTTTTTTACTTTTGAACCAGGTGCTTTTGATGCTTTATGTAAAATGTCATTCCAACCAGGATTTCTTGCAACGAGTTTATCCTTCCATTCACCAACTTCTCCTGCACTAGGGCAAGTTGATGGGTCGGACCAATCACGAGTCCAGTCTGGATTATCATTTTTCCACTGGTCCCAGTCGTGGATACTCATTTCCACTTCTTTCTGTTCACCAGTTTTTGTATTCACTACGGGGTACGTTGGCATTGTTATAATTTCAAGATATTTTATTTAGATCCATTCAAGAGCTTCTGCAACTGTTGGGAATTGTTCGGAAAACACATTCTTACATTCCAGAGCAATGTCCATATGTTCTTTCTGAGTTCCGTTTGCAGAACGAAGATTGATATAATGTATCCATGACCTGCAAGAACCGGTCATATAGATACGTGTGGGCGTTGCTAAGGGCAATACAAACCTTGCACACTCCTTTGCCACTCCGTGAGAGAGAAGTTCCTTGTAGAGGCGCATACCTTCCGCAAAATGCTCTTGAATTTTGCTTTGAAGTGTTAGTTTTTCATAATCTCCAATATCATCAATCGAATTTTGTCGATTCTTTGTATCCTGACGACGAAGATCTGGAACTGGAATGTAATCTGCTAGAAGAGATGAATCTGCATAGCGTTGCGAAAATTCCTGATATGTAAATGATCTATGACGCAAAATTTGAGCTGCTATACCACGATTTGTTTCAATTTCCAGCGTCATAAATGCCTGCTCAAAAACAGACCAATGATTATGCTTAATACAATAACGCAGTAACCCTGCATAGTTCTCATTGTCTTGGTTACTAGGATTAGAGACCCTAGCAACATATGCCATTGTTTGCTCAGCATCGGGTGTTACACTAATTAGTTTTACGCTCATTTACCAAATCCTTTTGAAGTTTTCTTTTCTAATTCTGCGATCTCTTCTTTAACTACTCGCAGTTGTGATTTCATCTCTATGATTTTTTCTGCTGTATAGAGATGCTCTTGTTTTACAAGTCTTTCAAGTAACTTAACAAGTTTTTTTGCTCTATTAATCCGGGTATCCATCATCGTCTTCAAAGATTTCGTCATAATCGTGGTGTAATCCTTTTTTTACTTCATCATAGTTAAGATAACTCTGTGTATCAGAGTAAATTTCTGCTTTCAGAGAATCTACCAAAAGTTCCAGATTACGGACGATGAGTTTTAGTTTGTCTTTGTCCATAAGATATTGTTCTCTCGATCTATTTTAACATAAAAAAAGGAGGGGATCAACCCTCCTTTACTTCAAGCAACTTGTGGTTGCATTGCCATATTAATTTGAGCCGCTTTTAGAAGTTTTTCCTTCTTTGCTTTTGTTTTAAGATAACGCACAAAATAAGTATTCATCACTTATGCCCCTCCTTTACAAACTTAACACCACGATAGGTTTCGTTGTATTGTTGGGGTTGCTGCATCATCTGCTGTTGATACTCCAAACGCTTTTGCGTATCGTATTCAACGCCGCGATATACTACTTTAGACATTAGGTTTTCTCCTTAGGTTTTTAAATTAAAGAGCGTTCCTTCAGTCGGCTTTTGCGTCTATGAAACAACCTTTTTTTGTAACTTGCTTTACTTCCCAAACAATATCATTTTTTTGCTGGGCATCTAATCTTGGATGAGTAGTTACTCTTCCAATGATAAAATTAGCTTGAAGGCAAGTTAAAAAAAATGCTTCCATAGATGAACGGCTTCGTTCCGAGTCGGCTTACTTCCGTTCGCTATTCGCAAATAGCGAATGAACGTAAGGTCATTATAGACCTATTGAAAGTATATAGCAAGTTTACACTGTATAATGCGATACAGTTTTATAAAATCTTATGGGGTAAAAAAATTGCCGGGATTTTTTCCCAGCATTTTTGAAATCACTTTCTCTTTTTCTTTTCGGGTGATTTATATCCCCAGAGTTTTGGATTGATTCTACCATATCCAAAGTCAATACTCTTCAAGTTCTCACGAAACTTATCCCAGTACATATCAAAAAGTTTAATTTTAGAACCTCGTGTAAGGTCAAAACAGATTTTATCTTCTACAAGATACTTAATAATGTATGCATCATTAGGTGCTTCTTTTGTACATACATCAGAATATGAACCATTTTCAATCATAATTTCGCAACCGTAACGTGACTTACAAGTTTCTTTTTCTGCTGATGTCCAATGATCCATGTGCTTTTCCTGTACTTTATCAATAACTTGATTCACGAACGTCCTCCCCAAATAATATCGGGGTATGCTTGTGAAGCAATTTCTTTTGTAATCTTGTATTTTGATTCCAGATTTTTATCTTTTACTAGACAAATAATCTCTGCTTCTAGTGGATGTAGACCTTGAAGCAAGTTGATAAACATCGTTTCTCTACGAAGAGAACTCAGTCCATCGTTTCCACCTTTGATAAAGTTATAAAACTTTTGATATTCCTTACGAATAGAAGAACGTCCTTGATCTTGTGATCCAAGTGAATTAGAACCAAGTTCTTCCATTTTTTCAACTGCATCAGCAATCTTTTCACTCAAAGTTCCTTTGAATGAATCCATCTCATTTACAGCAGAGTATGGAACATCTCCAGGAGGAAGTGCTGATGTGATAGTCTCATCAAAATTCCAAATGAACAATGCTTTAAGAGCAGGATGAGAGTACTTTTGAAGAACCTCTACCTTCTTAGCATTAGATCTTTGCTTTGAAGCAGCATTAAAGATCTCAAAGATAAAAGGATTTGCAGGAAGTTCAGGAATCGCTTCTGCAATTACTTTTGCCTTTGGTGCTGCTGGTTTCTTTGTTGCGGTAGTTTTTGTTTTAGTCGTCGCTGCTGTCGTCTTCTTCGTCGTAGTCATGATAGTTCTCAAAATTAAATGCAATTACTTCGTCAGGTATCAGGTTTCCCTGATGGTCAAACATCTCAGGATGTGGTCTTGGAATTTCCCGATAGTTCATCATATATTCTCTTGCCACCCAACCTGTTACAAGTCCCACTATAAGAAACAATATGGTTAGAAATGAACCGAATACTAAGCTAACTGCTAACATTTCTTTTTCTCCGGGAAACTACTTTTTTCTTCCTTGACTTTAAGGAAAATTCAAAATAGATAGTTACTTCCCGATTCAGAAAGCAAACTATCTTCTCAAAGATAATGTGGAATGGTTGAGTCTGCTTTCTTTTCCCTCCATTAAGAATAAGTTCAATGCCACGGTTAAAGTGGTCTTCTGGTTTATTTATGTTTGTGTCAGACGATTTTCTGTTCTTTGAGGAATTTGATTGTTTCGACTGATCCTCCGATTTTTTTGTCATTACAAATTACCTGTGGAAATGTTGATCCTTCCCCAAACTCTGCATAGAACTCTTCTCTT